CAGGGAAGTTCATGATCTCGAACTTGTCACGCTGGATAATCAGCGCACCGCTTGAGATCGGGAGAATACGTTGAACCCCGTTTCCGTCGCCAAATGGCTGAACGTCGGAAAAGCGAATGCCAATATCATTTGAAGTCGGATCATCAAGCGCAGACCACTGAATTGAATTATCAGGCAGCGCCCGCATGGCAAAATCAGCAACAATTGCCCCGTCTGTCGCTACAGGAGCCGTGGCATTGTCCGAGAATACGGTATCGACGCCGATTTCAAACATCTGCTCAGGATCGAGGCCATTGCCGCAATAGAGCGTGTTGCCGTAAAGGAAAAAATACCAGCGATCCTCACACGTGTACGGTGCCGATGCCCCGGAAACATCCTTCCAAATCTGCGACGTGAAATCGAACTGGTAGAGCTTTGTCCGAGTGCCGACGAATATGCGCGTCGTGCCATCCAAGAGCCGAACAAACACGCCGCCGAGCGAGGCAGAGGGCAGGAACAGTTCATCCGTTGCGCCAAGCGTGCCGGTGATGAGCTCGATCAGGACGTTTCCAAGTTCATCCGTGAGCGCCGCCCCGTTTTCGTCCACCAATACCCGGATCAGCGGGTTTTGATCGGCCGGCGCCGGCATGGGCGCCCAGCCATCGGCAACGGGCAGCACGTTCATGATATTGCTTGACGCAGCCATGTCGTACCGGCTTTTGTCCGGTTCGAAGCGCGGGGCGGGGACTTTCACCATGCGTCAGAACTCGCTCGGAGTGACAAACCCCGTCCCAACGCGAGTATTCGTCTCGCTGTTCAGGCGCCAAAGTTCGTCTTGCTCTAGCGGCCTGTGAGCTTGGACAAGGGATACGTCGCGAAGCTTCCGTTGTCCCAATTGAGCGCAAACCCGTGCCCTAAGCAGATCAAAAGCTTCCGTCATCCACACGTTGCCTGTTTCGGCATCGTCGGCAGGCTCGTCCTTCATGATGTGGCCTACCGGACGAATGGTGTAAGCCTGGTCAGGGATCGGATAGAACCCGAGTGAACGATTGAAATAGCAGAATGCGCAGGGCCGGCCCGTCGCCTCGCCACTGGCTGTCAGCAACTCCCATTCCTTCGGATTGATTTCCTCAAGTTCCTGAGGCTCAGAGCCATCCATTAAATAGATTTGGTCGATCTCTATGAATTCTGGGATAGCGGCATCATCTGATGACGAATAAAGCTTTTGATCCGAAACGGTTGAAAACGTCTCGTCACGCGTCTCGTTGAAATAGAAACGAGTCCTCTGGTAATACCGGATTGCCCGCGATATTTCCGACGTGATCTGTGTCGCAAGATCGGTCCTGTCGAGATCGTCGGCGATTTCAGCTTTCAGGAGAGCAAGCGTCGTCATTTCCGCTCCTTGCACGCCTTTTCATGGAAGCGCAGCCCACGGCCAATCTTCTTGCTGCAATGCCTGCAGCAGCCCTTTTCGACCGGTTTTGTGGAGGTTTGCAGCCCTTTTGGAGAGTTGGGAGGCAAGAAATACCCTGCCTCCCAAAGTGTCATATAAGCCAAGTCCATTATGACGGGACCAACGGGAGCGAATACCATTGCGTTGTGCTCTTGGCGATGAAGATGGCCGGGATTGCGCCCGAAGCCAGCGACAGCGCGCCATTAGAGCCGATGGCATTGATCGTCGCCGCCGCGTCAGGCCAGACCTTGAGAACACCCGCAGTCGTGCCCTTGATAATCACGATCGTTCCCGCCGCAGGAGTTGCGGGAAGCTTTACGCCTTTGGTGCCATCAGCGCCCGTCACGACAGTGAAGCCAGACGAAAGCTGAGCGGCATCTGTCACCGTCGAGCCGGCCGCAGCCACATCGGCATTGACCGGGATAATCGGCATGGACGAGAAAGTCTTGACGCCATCGATGGTCTGTGCGGCGCCTGTCAATGGGACCGCCTGAGAGCCGTCAATAAACAGCTCCTTGGCCAGAACACGCATGTTCTTGGTGAAGCCGAAGATGCCAGAGATAGCCATGATGGTTACCCCTTACTTGTCATTGTCGGGGATATAGGCGATGACAATCTCAGCCGCACCAGTCGTCGCCGCAGTACCCGTCAACTGGACGGTTGCGGTAATGGTGGTGTCCACGGTCACATACCAGGTGTTGACGTTGGTCGCCGTGGCCGCCTCGTCAATCGCAACGAATGCCTTGGTGCCCAGAGCCAAGTCAGTCGCGTAGAGATCGCCTGTTACAGACGTGCCGATATCGAGCACATTGGTCGAGCCGGCATTGAACACCGTCCGAATGAACACGCCGGAGATCAGGTTGAGGATTTGGGAGCCGGCGGGGATCACCCCCACCGTCTTGACGACGTTATTATCGCCAAACACCACCCCCAAACGGAGGTAGTGGATCATCTGCTTGTTGAAGTCGCGGGCGACAGAGCCAGCCGTATTAGTAGCCATTGTCTAACCCTCCTTAGCTCGTGTGAGCGGCAGCGTAGGAAGACACGACCACAGTGCCGAAGTCGGAACTGTTGAACTGCGTCTTCTTCATGCCCCACATGGTGAGAATTGAAACTTCGAGCTTGCGCTTGTGATCGATCAGCTCTTCGTTCCAATTGTAGGTCGTCGGCCCGTTGTTCTTGCCGAACGCGACGACAGCGGCTTGCGCGCCGAGCAGAACTGCACGGCGGACGGTGGTGATTGCGGCGCCAGTGGACGAATTGACGCCCTGGGTAATATGATTGGCCTTCTTCAGGATCACATTGTTGTATTCGCCGAGCGCATCGGTGTAGATCGGGTTTTTCGAGTCGGAACCGCCCATGAGCGCTGCCTTCTGGATATCGAGCCATTGGCCCGAGCCAGTGTCGGTGCGCAGGTCCGTGACCTGGTACGGATGCAGATACATGACGTACTTGCCGCCGGAGATATCGCGCCCACCGTCCACGCCCATGACGTTGATCGGACGCAGCGGGCTTGACGCCGTTTCCGCCATTTCACGGGCATAGTCGATGTATTTCAGCGAGAATGTGTCGTCGCTGTCCAGATCCTCGTCATTGGTGGAGCCGGACTCGGTGACGATCTTGCGAGTGGGGGCGACGATCGTGTTGTTGCCGGTGAACTTCACCCTGGTTTCAGGCGTGTAGCCGCAAACGTGATTGAAGAAGGTCACGGAAAGCCGTTCCTTTTTCCACGTTGCGAGCCCGTCCTTGGCCGCAGAGCGAAGATTGAAGGAGACGCGCTGCGCGTCGATCGCCCGACCCGCGTTCGGGACTTCAACTACGTGACCGAGTTCGTTGATGGTCACGTTGTCAGAGTAGATCGACAGGCTTTCGCCGTTACCCTCAGCGATTTCGCTTTCGGTAAAGCCGTCGCCGGTCAGCTTCTTCATGAGCTGGAACTTGACGTTGTCGCCAGCCTCTTTCGAAGTCTCGGTTTTGAGCTGGATGATGGAGTTGGATTCGGTGCCAATGAGCGCGGCGATGTCAGAACGATAAACAACATCGTATTCGAGCGTTCGCGCCCAAAGCTTCACCGCCAGGGCGTCATTGACGCCAAAGGTGGTATTAGCCATCTGAATGTCCTTTCAAGACATTGATTTTTGGGAGGGGGAGCGCCAAAGCTTTCACGCCGCTAGGCTGGCGAAGCAGGCCCATTTAAAGCCGGGGTGCGCGGGCTGCGCTTGGATTACGGGCCAAGCCCCGAAGCAGGTCAGTTTAAGGCCGTGATGCGCGGGCCATGATGGACGACAAAAGGGCTAGTTGCCGGCCATAATCTGTTCAGCCTGTTTGCGCCCAGCGGCCGTCTTCATCAGTTCGTTGAACTGTGCGTCGGTCATCGCGACAAGCGCCTTGGCGTCGAGTTTCACGGGAGCGGAGCCGCCCTGAATACCAGACAGGCTCATATGCCTTTCCTGCTGTTCGGCGCGCTCCTGAATTGTCTTTGGTGCTGGCGCCTGCTGCTGAGCGGTCTGAGCGGCACCATTTTGCTGCGGCTGATAGCCGTATCCGTAGAACCTTGCATTGCGCATGACGAAATCAGCGGCCAATGCCGGGTCTTTGGGGCACTTTGCCGCAAGATCAGTGACCATGTTGAAATACCATTGATCAGCGACGGCTTGACGCTGATTGTACGGAATCTGCCGGCGATCAAGTTCCGCTGCAATATCGCCTCGAATGCCATTGAAAGCGAAATCCATGGCTTCCTGAAGCTGCGGGTTCTGCGTGATGGCGACATTGATAACAGAGTCAGCTTCTTTGACCACGTTTAGCCGTTGCGCATGCGCCGCTTGTGCCTC